CTGCAGAACAGTTAGAGGCTCGTATGAAAGAAATTATTAACGAGTACTCACCGATCCTAGAGGGTGTTGTATTAGATGATATTAAAAAAGAAGTTAAATCTAAACAAAAAGAAATTAACTATTCTTCATCGTCATCATCGAAGTCATCGTCAGAATCAGAACCACAATCGTGATTTTCTAAATCTTCAGCTTTTTCTCTGATGTTATCAATATCTTCTTGGATTCTATCAAGAATATCTTGAATAGATTCATTCTTTGGTTTTTTTGCCATAGATTTTCTCCATTGATTTGATGTTGTTTGCTGGAATTACAGTCCTATCTCCGAATGTAATTTCGCCTAGATTGTCTATCTCATAGCTAGAAAAGATCCAAACATAATCTTTAGTTTGTCTATAAATAAAACCAATTGAAATACAATGACTTACATCCATTCTATCAAATTCAGTATCAGTAGCCCATCCTGAATCGCTACATATATCTTCCCAGCTTATTTTATATAACTCATAATTAAATTTCATAACTTCACATAATAGAGTTTATACTATTAAATCACTATTGGTACCCTCTTTAGATTTGAAAAATTTTGTAACTTTGTAACTTTATGCATTTTAGCCTTATATACCAACCATTCTGGAGTTACAAAATGGTTACAAAAGTTACAAATTGAGATAAAAGTGTTTAAAAACAATAACTTAAAATGTAGAAAGATTTTTGCCATATTAGTTATATAAATCAATGGTTTACTAATAATGTTGCATAAATGTCACACTTTGGTCTTCTCTTTTAAGTTGTAATAGGCATCTAAACGCCTTAACCACTCTGATTTGTAGTCTCTAAATCGTTGTCCATTAATTATAAATCTTTGAAAAAATAGATCAGGTGTACACATTAGAATCACGATTTGTTCTATGTTTGTATCGTAAACACAATCATGACTTGCAGCATATGCAGCACCTTGTAGATAATAATCTGTTATCCATGAATCTTGTTTTGGTTTATTTGATTGTTTAAAGTCAATAATACTGTCTCTTCCTTGGTATACTCCTACTAAATCTGTCTGCCCCGCATATAAATCTGGATAGTATAGTACAACTTCATTGCCCCAAATTTCAGAAAGATCTCCTAATCCTTTGTCTATTATAGTTTGTGCCATGTCCCTCGCCACTCGCCCTTCCTCACTCAAATCTAGTAGCCCTTGTCCGTTTAAATGGTATTCTAAATAGGAGTGCATAGCTGTGCCACGTGTTGCTGCAACATTTTTAACTCGTTCAGCTTCAACTTCACCCACCTTTGCTTTCCATTTAGCAAGAGACTCTCGTTTCTCGCTGCTTGCTGTGGCACCAAGTATCGTGGTCACAGAAGGGAGCTTCGAGGAGCCAATTTCATAGTGTCTTTCATCCTTGATTAAGGAGCGCATAGATTTTGGATACTCGTATAGTTTATTCCATTTCATTTAAAGCTTTCTTTTGTCTTTTATCAGTTATTAATAAATAAAGATTTTTTATTTCTTTATTTAAATTAAATTTACTTTCATTATAAAACTTTAAAAACGCATTTTTATATACAAAAGAATTACAAGTTTCTTTAACAATATCAATTAATTTTAATCTATTATCTAATTTATTACGAAATTTATTAAATATTTTAAATCTTTCTTTTTTCCATAATGTTCTTATATGAATAGGTTTTTTAATTCCACAAGTAGGACAGATATGACTAATCATTAGTGTAGCTTTCTAGTTTTTTCATAAATACGCTTTTCACCAATAGCACGCAATATTGCACGCACTTCATCTGGATTATTTTTTCTATGTGCAATAAAATCCATAAATTCTTTTTTAAGTTCTTTTTCACTTTTACTTCTTAAAAATTTAAATTCTTTTCTAAGTTGTTCTTTAGTTCTACGTTTCATAAATTTCTCTCCATTATAATTTCATGTAAACGTTTTATTAATGAAATAGATATATCTTTTTTACTTAAATTACATTCAACACAACAAAAAATAATATTATCAATACTATAAGTTTTAGAACTATCTAAACGGTCTATTGATAAATTTTTTATTTTATTTGCTCTTGATTTTCCTTTATCACTTTGTTTATTAGCTCCTTTCCCAGGAATATATTTATTAGTTACGTAAGTCCAAGGTTCTTTACAATAAAAACAATTTCTTCCATGTTTTTCTACGTATTCGTAAAAATGTTTTCTAATTTCATCTTTAGTGCATTCAGGAATAAAATTTCTTTTTTTAAAAGCACTTGGTTTGTAAATATCTTTTATTTTAATTGATAAAAATCCTTTTTCAGAATTAGCATATTTATATTCATTTTCAGCTCTTTTTTCTAAATTTTTATATGGCATTATCTATTTACCGCAAACCAAATTAATATTGCAAGTATTACAAGTATTACAAAACTCATTCCGGATATCCTCCCCATATTACTTTTTGATTAATGTTGTACCCCGTCGCTAGATCCTTGTTTCTAATATTTACAAAAATTACATCCATGCCCATAATTAAACCATTACCAATATTAATTTCATCAATGGCCACCATCTCAAATCCTATTTGATGAAGATATCCAATCACTTTACCTGCGGACGGTGCTCCTATGTTATAGTTGTGTGGTTGTAATTCTAACCATAAATACTTTGCATTGTGAATGAATCCAGGCGAGCCTTGAATAATATCAAGTTCAGCGCCTTGCACATCCATTTTAATTAAATCAAATCTTTGTCCAAGCAACAATGAATCAAGTGTTGCACATCGTCTTGTTGTTTTTTTAAATGGAACGTTTGTATTTTCTTTATAAATTCCATTACCATGATTATTTTGTTTATCATCACAAACATAATAATCTACTTCATCATTAGTTTTACCAACTAATGCTAGAATATAATGACCAATTCTTATTAAATCATCGATATGATCTGCATTTGCTTCAATCATTAATGATTTAGCATCAGGATAATATTCTTTAAATTTTTTTGTCCATAAACCTTTATGTGCACCAATATCTAGTACACTATTAATTTTAATTTTATGGAATTTAAAAAATTCAAAAGGTTCAAATTTATGAATCATTTATACCACTTAAATATTTCTATCATTATAACTATAATAACGATTATAACGATTACTTGACAAAATATACTCATTTAGATCTTTTTCTTTTTTTAGATCTTTGTTTACCAAAACAATCCCATTTTTTATGATATGCTTTTAATAGTTTAGCTATTGCTTTTTTATAACTAGTTAATGTCATTAGTTTATACTTTTTATTTGTTCAAGGTCTTTCATAACATCTTCTGTGATATCAACCTCACCCTGATTTTTGCAGTAATCACAGTCTATAGGTAACTTTTTTCTGTCATCATGGTTAAATGAATATACAAATCCATTACCATTACATTTTGGACATATTATTTTTCCGCTCATATTAATTAAAAACTACATCAGCAAATTTTCTTTTACCATTTGTTGTATAGTTCCAGATTATTCCTTTCTTAATTAAATTATAACGTTTTAGTTTTTCAAATGTTTGTTGTGGATCAAATCCTGCAAACTCACATAATTCAATAAAGTCTTGATTATAAACTTTACCGAACCATTTAGACTCTCGCCACTCGTCCCTAGACATTGCAACGGTACATATACCAAACGTATCTTGAATCGCTTGCATAAATACTGCACGCCATAACTTTTGTTCCGGTGTCGCAGGCCTTGCATCAACTTCTAAACTACTTAAGTTTACCATTTAATGTTCTCGCTTTCTCGTTAACTAATGTTTTAATTACTTGGCTTCGACTTAACTTAACATCTGATTTAAGTTTAGTTTGAAGTTTAGTTACAATTGCATAAGTGTCATTATCAACAGTTATGTTTTTGTATTTACTAAAGTCAGTCATTTTTACCTTTCTTGTTTGTTTCTTACTATATAGGATATTAATATAGCTTTGTCAAGCTATTGTTTTCTACCTTGTCCTTTATATTCTTTTCTACTATTGCGTTTATTTGGCCTTTTAGAATGACGTCCTGGACGTTTCTTATTAGTTTGTTGTATAAACTTGCCGTTACCGACTGCTACTTTTCGTGCCATGTTTTTTTATATAATCTTTATCTGTATCATTTAATTTTAAATATTTTATAACTCCATTGATATATTGTCTAGTATCTTCGCCACAATTTGTACATCTATAATAATCTTGTACAACTGCAACTAGAAATGCTTCTTCTTTACATTCAGGACAAATTCCAAGAACATTGTCAATAAACATACCAGGACTAAGTTTTAATTTTTGCATTATAATATTGTGTAAACTACTCTACCATTTAATTTTTGTGCATTCAAATATTGTTTCCTGTTTCCTAAATCATTATAACTGCAATGGACCCATCCAGAGTTAGGGTCGTTAGGTGTCCAAAATTCTAATATACATTGATCGTAATCAAGATTTTTTACAATCCAATCACTTACTTCTTTATTGTGTACTCCAAATATTTCAAAATCCGCTGCCTGTCCTTTGGTATGTTGACTCCCGCTGCTCGATCCTATGGCCTCGCATAAAGCTGCTGATCTGTAGCCTGAAGAAATAGATACTGGAATTTTAAAATGATTTCGAACAGGTTGAAGAATATTTTTACAAAGTAATATTAAATTAGTTACATGTTCATCGTTTGGTTCATTAGATATTCCTAAACGAATAGCTTCTTGTGACTTTGTTAATTCATCTAATGTAAAATTTTCACTTAGCTTCATTTCTTAATTTTTGTATAACTTCAATAACATGTTTTTCGTATTCTTTATTTGTTGAAAAGTTATCTAAAGTTTTTGCCATTAAAATAGGATCTTTATTTAATGTAATTTCTCTAACTTTTCTAAATTCTGAATACGCTCTTTTTGTATTTAGAATTTCTATGTAATATCTAACAGATTCGCATTTGTTTTTAAAGACCCTGACACGCCATTCTATATGATCTGGTTGTTTATATGGTAACATTCCTTCTTTTGACCATACCCGTATACCAAACAGATTATGGCCTTCTCGTGCAAACCGAGATGTTCCATAGTTAGATTCAACGATTGCCTGTGCTATTATTAGTTCTGAGTTTACTCTTTGTCGTCTTGGGATATTGAAATTTAGATAATTGATACAGTTATTAAGGGAGGAGATGAATTCTTTGTTGTTTGAGTACTCAAACCTTGGGACACCAAACCCAAGTTTTATGGCCCAGTTAACCGTTTCCGTCTGGACCTTCCTCTTGGCGGCTGGGTTGGGGAAGAATGTACCTAATACAAATGCTAGTAGAGCTACTATCAAATATTTTATTAATATACTCTTTATTGTCATGGCATTTACAATGTTGGGATAAGCAGCATCCAACTGCTAGGTTGTTGATACAATCAGTCTTTTTTGACTTCATTAACTTGGTAAAACATATTGTCAGTATCCTCTGTTAACCAGTTTTTGTTTTCCACATTCCATTTACTAGTTTGTACCTTATAGTCAGGCCTAGATGATGAAGTAGTAAAACTAGGCACATTCCACAAAATACGATTATTAGGCTGAATTGCGTAATTACCGTTATCAAGAGCCAGAACATGTCCACACTTATGTTCGTGAGGTATTTCAGAATGTTCTGTATCAATGATATTACTTTCTGGATGCGCCCAGTCAATAGTAAATAAATATTCACCATGATAAAATTTCTTTGATTTACTTAGATATTTGCATCTTTGACCTTTTAAAAAATCAAAAACAGTAATACTAGGATAATAACTAAATGAATTCCATAGCTGAAGATCGTCGAGATCTTGATGTTCCATTTTTCGTTGATGCAAAGAATTGCCGTATCCTCTTTGAATAAAAGCAGAGATAGGAAGTCTCCAATAGATCGCACCGTTGCTGAGTAAACAATTAAACAACGTTGCACGCCCGCTAATACTCCCCAAAGAAAATACCACGCAGTCTTCAGTTTCGCCTTGATGTTCTCGTAAGTCATATAAATATTCCCTCCTTATTTGACAATAGATTGGTGGTATATTTGCATTTAAATATGCCATAATCAACCATATATATCTCCCCAAGTTTCACCGCTTTCGTAATCAACTTTGTTAGGGATTGCCAAAGTTACGGCGTTTTCCATTATTTGAACAATCTTTTTTGCATGATTGTCATCTACAACAGAAATATCTAATTCATCATGGATTTGTATATGTGGGATTATTCCCTCTTTATATAAATCCAACATTGCTTTCTTAGTCATATCAGCAGCGGATCCTTGTATTAATTTATTTAAAGCTTTGTAAGTCATTGCTCTTCTAATTCTACCACGTCCATAAGTTCTCTCTGCTTCTTCAAATGACATTGCAGTATGCATACCAAATGTTGCTGGTTCCCATTTATTAAATCTACAACGACGACCAAGTAATGTTCCAATTGATCCTGATGTCTGTGCAAATTGAGATGTTTTGTTCATTAATTCTTTTACAAATGGAACGTTATTATGATATTGATTGAATAATACTTCTGCTTCTTCTTTTGTATTTAATCCAAGTTCAGCTTGTAATTTTGCTTTTCCCATTCCATAAAATAATCCAAGGTTAATTGTTTTAGCTTGATCTCTTGATATTCCTGCCATGATTGCAACTGTCTTATGAAAATCTACAGAATCATTTTTAAATTCTTCTACAATTTTTGTAACTGATTCATCAAAACAAATTGGTTCAGTTGTTGCTGCATAATGCACAACTAATCTTGGTTCTTGTTGGGAATAGTCAAAACAACCCCACTTATGATCTACTTCTGGTAAGAATAATGATCTTATCATAGGTCCTAGTTCCTTGTTTCTCGCTGGAATCTGCTGGAGATTAGGATTAGCATAAGAAAATCTACCTGTTACAGTTCCACCTTGATCAGATCTAATTGGATTGATGTCAGCATGTATTCTTCCCTTATGAGTAAATTTTAAAATTGTATCTATAAAAGTTGTATGAGCTTTATTAATTTCTCTTGCTTTAGCAATCATTTGAACTATAGGGTGTTTATGTTCTTGTAAAAAATTCTTTGTAAAGGATGGTGCAGATGATTTCTCGGTTCTTTCATAATGTAGGCCAAGCTTATCAAAAACTGTTGCAATGCTTCTTGCTGCCCAAATCTGTGGTTCTATCCCTGTTTCTTGTTTTACTTTTAATAACAATTCATGCTCTTGTGCTGTTAGCTGTTGTTTTAATTTGTGTGCTTGGTCTGTATCAATTCTTACTCCTTTAAATTTCATATCAATGAGACATGGAAATAATTGTGTCTCAAGATCAAATACATTTTGTAAATTTTGTTTTTGTATTTCTCGTGATAAAACTTTAAACAATTCTAATGTTAATTTTGCATCTTTTTCTGCATAATTACCTACATACATTGCAGGAAGTTTATACATTTCAGATTTAGGATCTATTCCCCAAGATTGTGCTGCCTCTGTTAAAGCTTTTTCATCTTTAACTTCACCTAAAAATTCAAATGAAATACTATTTAATGTATATGCTAATCTATTTTCATCAATTAATGATGCCATCACCATTGTATCTACAATGTGTCCATTGATTATAACTCCTGCCGCTCGAAGCCAGCACACGTCATACATTGCATTGTGAAATATTTTTACATTATCATTTGCACAAACTTGTTTAATCCAATTTAAAACTTTATCTTTATCTAAATTGCCACCACCTTCATGAGCAATCGGATAGTATGCGGACCATCCTTCAACAGCTATAGCAATACCAACAATATTACCATTACCTATAACTGCACCAGATCCTCTTGATTTAAGATCAGGATCTTTAGTTTCTAAATCAATTGCAATATATTTATATCCTTTTAAATCAGGATAATTTTCTGGACAAATCCATTCTTTCTGAGCTTCAAACATTGTTTATAATATCATAATTAAATAACAAAGTACACATAGACAAGTCAACAAACCCATATGAAAAATTGCTTTTTTGTGTCCTCTAAACATCATAGTCTCTTTCTATAATCATCTGTATATAATGTGTTGCTTTTAACAAATCTTGTTTTTTACCTTTGTCTTGATGTCTGCAAATATATTTAATTGCATTACCTTCTGCAAATAATATTTTATTCTCATTAATAAATTTAGAAGGCTGTATTTTATATTTTTTATAATGTTTTCCTCCTACTTGTCTAAAAAACGCTTTGTTCATAGTATCGGATCTCCTGGTATATAGTTATAATAATCATCTATATCTGGTTGCATGATATAAAGATTTTCTTTTGCACGCGTCACACCCACAAAAAACAATCTGTGTTCTGGATCAGGATTTCTTAATGCTGCGTCATGTATAATCTTTTCCATTCCTGTATATAAGACTACATTTTCGCATTCTTCACCTTTAACACCATGTATTGTGGATACTTTAATTCTTGCAGGTTTAAATAAATCATCACCATTATTTAATAATGATTTAATATATAATTTTGTATCTTCTTTAAAATTTAATTGTTCCCAGCTCCCCGTCACTCGCAACCCGTGATTAAGCATAAGATCATCAATATCTACATAATCTACAGCATCTAATGACTTACCACTAGAAAATCCATAATCAACATGTTGCATATTATAATTTAAAACTTTATAAACTGATTTTGCTTCTTCAGCGCCAACAGTTGCTCCTTCATTTAATCTATTCCATACTTGATAAGCTTCTAATAATTCTTTAGATAAAACTGTATTTGTTTTACTATCAAATCTTAAATTTAAAGTAGTTAAATGAGCTTTAATTGGATTTAACATTTGATTAGTTCTAGCTATAATCATCCATTCTCCTTTACTAAAATCTAAATCATCTAATCTTTGATCTTCAAAAATTTGTCCTTCAGCATCTCTTGGAAGCCAACTCTTAATCATTCTATTATCTACATGTTGTAATATATCTAATGCTTTTCTATGAATAACACGTGGACATCTTCTTGATTCAACTCTTGCATCTACTTCACCTTTTAAATTTATAAATATATTTGGATCAGCACCTTGAAACGTATAAATCGTTTGATCGTCATCCCCTGCAACGTATGATCGCTCACATCGAGATTCAATGTAATTGAACATTTCCCATTGCAGAGGATTCAGATCCTGTGCTTCATCCAAAAAGACAACGCTGAGTGGAGGGCATTTGTCTTTCTCAATGAACTGTTTAATCATATCGGAATACTCAATCATCCCAGTTTGTTTCTTATATGATTTTAAATCGGCATTAATTTGTTCTGTTAACCAAATATCTATAATTTGATGTTTATCTAATTCTACTGCCGCATCCATAATAGATATTTTTTTACATCTTGAATATTCAATAACTTTCATATGATCATTTTTATATGTAATTGCTTCTGTGTAAGGATCAAAATAAGAATCAAAAGATAAGTCTTTGCATATTTGTGAAAAATTTTTAAAAGCATTCCATTTTTCATCTTTAAGTAATTGTGTATTTGTATCTATATTTAATTGTCTTGTTCCTAAAGAATGCATAGTGCATATGTATGGAAATTCTTTTATCTGTGGAAATGTAGGTAATATTCTTCTTCTTGCTTCATTAGTTGCTGCATTACTAAATGTTAAATAGGCAATTTTATCTCCAGGAATTTTATTTATTTCAATTTCTTTTTTTAAATAATTATTTATTAAATGGTATGTTTTACCTGTTCCTGGAGGTCCTGGAATGATTGTTCTTTTCATTTAAATGCAGGCTCCTTCATTGTAGTCTCTGTAATAGTTGGTTTATCAACATTTACTGTTTCGACTTTCCATATTCGCATTGATTTTTTATCTAATTTTAAAACTTCTTCTTTTGCCTTAAAAATATCTTCCAACATTTTTTGTGTTTTTGCTTTTGGTAAATCCCACGACTTACTTCTTTTTAAAAAACTATTAAAACTTTGGTATTTAAAATAACTGTGGCCATTTTCTGTATATGGAATACCTCTTTTAACATCTTCCATAACTTTACCTGTTGCTCTATTTAAAAAATCTCCAAGTAATTCTTTTAATTGATAATCAAGTCTTGCTGCTTGTGGAACTTCTAATATTTTAAATGTATCTTTATTGGACATAATTTTATGTAATAATTTTTTCCAAATCATTTTTCCTATAGGCATTAACACTTGATTTAATTGATCCATTACTTCCATAGAAAATTTATCAAATTCATGAAGTGTTGCTCTGTCTACTTCAACTGGCTTACCATCAAGATAAACAATATAAATTGTTGGGTGTGATGGATATTTTTCTATTCTTTCTATTTCTGGTGTTGGAACATTTTCTCCAACTCCAAATTTTCTTTTGACACAAATTTTTGATTCACAAAAACTTCTAATAGGTTCTTGTTTACATTTATAACGATAATCCTTATTTAATAATGATTTAATAACCCCTTCTATTTCAGAATCTGTTAATGGTTCAACCATGTATTTACCATTATAAGTACTTAACTTTGTTTTCCATGTATCTGGAAATCTTTTTCTTAAGTAAACACCAACATTAAACATAGTATCATTTCTTTTACCTTTAGGAACTTTATCAGATAATAGTGTAACTAAACAAGGAGGAGCTTCTAATAAATCTTCATCTCCTGTAGTTATAGGTTCTTTCCATTGTATTAAATCTTTTTCAGATAAAACTTTTTTATCATACAATTTAAAAAATTCTTCTAAAGTTAACAACTCTGCATCATCTCCTAGTGCACGTCTTACAGATTGATCCCCACCGTGATATGGAACATTCAACCAACTACCAACTTGGTTTTTATCTGCAAGTATATAATCTTGTTTTGGAAATAATTCTTTACCAGCATGACCTAACATTGCGGCCATTGTTTTTAATTTTTCTCTAACTAAAGACGCTGGAACAAATTCTTTTACAAATAAAAATATATGTGCACCACCTGATTTTGATTTAAAAACTATTAAAGGTAAATTTTTATTTTTTATTTTTGTAATTAATTCTTTATGATCTAAATCATAAACATCGACGTCTAAACATCCCCATTTACATTTACTATCTTGTCTAATGGGTACAATTCCTAATGCTGGAAATTCTCCATTCAAATGTTTTTGCCATAACGTATCTGTTACAGACTTATGTACCGTTATTGATTCTGCTTCATTTTTTCCATCATCTCTAATTTCACCAGTCATCTTTGTCTGACCATAGGATGATTCTAGGCCAGCAAATACTTGCTTAAATCTTTCTAACATATCCACTCTCAATGTATTGGGGTGATATTTCTACCACCCCATTTAGTATTTACTTATTATTTGCTAAACTTTGATAGAACTGTTTTGCTCTTTCATAGATAGCTGCATCACTTACAGGACCAACTTTTGTAATGTTGTATCCATACCATTGATTTCCTTTACCGGAATTTAAAACGGTATTTAATTTGTATACGTGACTAAATGATGGTGGTGTGTATGGACCATTTTTTCCGTCCATAGTTATTGACATCATCATTGCATTCCACTTTCTGCTAATTTTACCTTGAGATGAACTCATAGATATAAGAGCAGTTTCAGTAGAACCTTTATCTACTATTAAAACAAAATGTTGACCAACCGTAAGAATGTAATTACCATTTGGCAATCTATCCTTACCCATTTGATCTTTTGTAGTTTTAGTTAGTATATCAGAAGTATCTGGATAGATTTGTTCAGGTCTTCCCGAACCTGTTCCAAAATCTGACCATTCTTGAAACTCCAATTTATAATGACATGGAATAACTTCTATTCCTTTTGAACCATCATAAACTTTCTTTGTTACTGTATTTAGTAACATTCCTGGTTCAGCACCTTCTACATAAGCTTGATTTCGCTTTTGTCCTTCTGCTGATCCATTCTGTAATAGTTTTAAGATAGGTAAAGCAACACTAGTGTTCTTTACATTCTCAAAACCAGCATGTGCATCGCTTTCAAACAATATTGATGAAGGCAATGGTGCATCTTTTTTTATTGCTACTTGTTTCTCGTTTCTCGTTTCCATTTTCTATTATCTCCTAGTTATTTTTGTCTGGTTACCCGCAAACGTTTTAAATAGATCAGAGGGCATATCATGTCCAGCTTCGATCCGCTCTCTGACCACTGCTTTGAGTGTCTGAGAATGAACACCAACTTTCTGGACTGGTTCAAATCCCTGACCTCGTGCAAGGACAGCATATTGTGCCGCCTTGTTCTCTTC